GTCTTTTCTCCGTCCCAAAGAAATTAAGGAGGTGCTTCGAAATGACTAAATGGAAATTAAAAGTATTGAAAGCGATCAAGGAAAGCGACTTATATCGTCCTTCTTTCGATGCAACGATCGACATTCTCTCTTCGCTCCTGGAACGAAGAGACGTGGCTCTGAAGAAATTCGCGGAGTCAGGTGACGACCCCGTAGTGGAACTGGCAAACAAGTCACTCGCAACACATCCTTATCTGAAACAAGCTGAGGAGTGTGAGAGATTAGCACTGGCCTATCTCAAGGAGATGGGACTGACGGCCTCCGGATATAAGAAGCTGAAGGGTAGCACCAAGGAAGGTCCGAAGGAATGCAAACTTGATGATTTGAGAAATGCGTTCAAGGTAGGTTAATATGAAAGGTAATACAGAACCGAGGATATGGACTCCCCCACTCAGGGAGTTGACGGCTGACACATCTCTCGGATTTGCCGCGATCGAGTACGCAAAGACCATCCTCGAGATGGAGCTTTATCCGTGGCAAGAGTGGGCACTGATCCATGGGCTGGAGATCATCGGAACATTAGGGACTCCCGATTGGAGATTCAGATTCCGAACGGCCTTCATCATGGTATCAAGACAAAACGGAAAGACGGAGCTATCGAAAGTGATCGCTTCTTTTTTCCTTAATGTCTTGAAAGTCGAAACGGTGTTCGGAACATCGCTCTCGATGGATAAAGCAGAGGAAGTTTGGGAAGCGGTCATCATGGAACAGGAGACACATCCCGTGCTCGCCTCAGACATACAGACCATCGCTCGAAGGAATGGTGGGAAGAAGTTGATCTTGACAGGTTTAAGAACTTATAAAGTGGGAGCTCCTACCAGAAGAGCAGGACGTGGTGATGCCAACGATCTTGTCATGCTAGACGAGGTCCGTGAACATCGAGACTGGGAAATTTGGTCCGCTTCCGTAGCTTCAACGAATGCGAAGCCGAACGGAATGGTCATGTGCTTCTCGAATGCGGGCGATCCCGACAGCATAGTGCTGAGACAGTTGAGGTCTCAGGCGTTGGAAAAGATAAGCGGCACAAAGTCGAGTGACTTCGGAGGAAGTGTTGATGCAGATGCACTCGGATGGTTCGAGTGGTCTTCTCCTGACAAGGCAGAGACCAACGATCTCGAAGCACTTGCCCAAGCAAATCCTGCACTCGGCTATGGATTATTGACAGAGAGAGCTCTTCTCTCGAATCGTGACACCTTCCCGGAATCGAAGTTCCGTTCCGAGTGTATGTGTCAACAGGTTGAGACGATCCTTCCGGAACCATTCCCGGACGGAGCATGGGAAAGCGGCAAGAACGAGGATTCGTTCATCGTTCCTGAATCTCCCTTGTGGTTCGGCATAGATATGAGCCAGGACAGGAAGTACACCGTCATCGCAGTCTGCGGAATGCGAGAAGACGGAAACTACCATGTCGAGATCGTAGACAGAAGGATCGGTTCAGAGTGGGCTGTCGATTGGTTCCGTGCTCGTGTAGGCAAATATGGCGGCATGAACTTGGCATTCCAAGGACGTGGCGCACCTGTTAGCGGTCTCGCTGAACAGATCTGCACGATTGAAGGGATCACGAGGTGCTCGCAGGAAGGTCCTGCTTTGACTGCAGGATGGAATCGTTTTTGGGACGCGGTCGCGGCTTGCGGTCCCGATGACAACAGAGGCGGAGTGAAAGTGTATCACTTGCCACAGCCCGTGCTCGATGCACCGGGCAGAACGTGCCAGATGAGGAATCTGGGGGGTGGAGTAATGCTTCCGGACAGAGTAAAGAGTCCGGACGATATAGGACCGTTAATGGCTTGCGCGATGGCATACGCTGCGGCCTCGGCAATAGTTAAGAGTGAGAAGAAGGTGTACGAATCAGCCTACGCGAACGATGCTTCCCTTCTTTTCATTTGAAAATAAGAAAAGAATGGAGGTATCGAAGCGATGCCTAGTATCATGGAACGCTGGAGAAATTTTAAGCGACCGGCAGTAGTGAATATCACCATATCGGGCGATGCTTCAACACAGGTGTTGAACTACACGGCGAAGCAGCTTTATCAGACTCAAGATAATCTGCAAGCCGTCATCAATTTCTTGTCAAACAGCATCGCGCAGCTCCCTTTGAAGGTCTACGTCCGCGACGGAGAGAACGAGAGAAGGCGAGACCGAGATAGCGTTGCGGCAGAGCTCCTGTGGAGACCGAACGCAGATCAGACAGAATTTGAGTTTATCAGAGCACTCGCGATCGAATACTTCGTATTCGGAAGTGTTTATGTATGGCTTTTGCCGGACGTAGACAACGAGAGCGGCTATCAGCTCAGGATCGTTCCGTCTGAATGGATCATCAGTTCCGAGTCGGAATCCGCATACAGTCCGGACACGATCAGGATTTGCAACAAGAATGGCGGCACGGCTGTCGACATTCCAAGGTCGGAGTTCATCCAGTTCAAGACTTATTCGGCAGGGAATCCTGGCGGCTATCTCTCACCGATCTCAGCTCTGAGGAATACCCTTGAGGAGCAGATCGGAAGCGGTCGCTTTAGAAAGCAGCTCTGGAAAAATTCGGGTGTGCTCAATGCACAGATCATCAGACCGAAGGATGTAGCTCCCTGGACTGAAGACCAGAAGTCCAACTTTGTTGAGGCATTCCGCGAGGCATGGTCGCAGGGCGGTTCCAAGGCAGGACGAATCCCTCTCATGGAAGATGGAATGGAGATCAAACCGTTCTCCACATCCTTCCGCGAGGCAGAGTGGGCAGAGTCGGTCAAGCTATCGAGAGAGAGCGTGGCCGCCGCATACGGAGTTAATCCTTCGCTGATCTGGCATAGTTCCACACAGACTTATGCTTCGGCAAGGGACAGCGCTCGTGCTCTTTATGCTGAATGTCTCGGACCTGTCATCCAGATGTTTCAGCAGAGGATAAACGCTTTTCTGCTTCCTATGATTGGAGCAGATCGCAAGACCTATGTGGAGTTCGATCTTCAGGAGAAGCTCAAAGGTTCCTTCGAGGAACAGGCTTCCATCATGCAGACCGCGACGGGCAGACCTTGGATGACAGTAGACGAAGCGAGAGCTCATATGAATCTGCCTCAGCTCCCTGACGGACAGGGCGAAGGACTCGTCATTCCGCTTAATGTGGAAGTAAGCGGACAGGCTAATCCTGGGAATGAATATTCCTATCCGGGCTTAGACAATCAGAGCAAGAAGCTCGAGACCTGTTCGTGCAAGTCCTGCAAAGAGAAGGAAGAGATCAGGATCAAGGGACGAAGTAAGACTTCAGACGATGAGAAGGTTCAGAAGGTTCTGAATGGTTTCTTCGAGAGACTGTCCCGTTCGATCATTCCCAAGATCGGAGCAACCGACGAATGGTGGGATTCCGAGAGATGGAACAAGGAACTCGCGAAGGACTTAAATCCAATCCTTCAGGAGATAGCTGACGAACATGGAAGAGAAGCGGCAGACCTGCTCGACTGGGAATATGTCACGGAAATCACCGAGGCATATATCTCTAAGGCATCCGAAGCCCGTGCGACGAATATCAATGAGCAGACAAGGCGCAGACTCTTGAGAGAACTCGAAGAGGAAGAGCCGGACATCGCTCATGTCTTCGAAGTGCGCGAAAACACATCCGGTGTTCTTGCGAGATCGGCGGCAACGGCGATCGCTTCCTGGGCGATCGTCGAAGCGACACATCAGGCGATCTCTGGCGGAGCACCGAGGGTCATCGGTCGTGTAGTCGAGAAGGAATGGGTGACGGGAATCAATGCGAGACCAAGTCATGCAGCTATGAACGGCGAACGAGTCCCGATAGATTCAGATTTCTCCAACGGTCAGCACTGGCCGGGAGAGGACACAGGTGATCCGGACGATAGCTGTGGCTGCAACTGCTCCACAGAAGTGGTTATCACAGGAGGTTAAAAAATGAACTACAAGACATTTACAGCGAAGGTCGACGAGGAATCCGGCAAGATAGCCGGATTCTTTAGTACCTACGACAAACAGCCCGATTCATACGGCGACATCATCGAGCCGGGTGCATTCACCAAGACGATTGCAGACAGAGAAGCAACGGGACATCCATTCCCTCTCTGCTTCAATCATGACTTTAGTTCCGTGATCGGAGCAGTCAACACGATCGAAGACACAGAGAAGGGACCTTATATCGAAGCTGACTTTCTTGACACTCAGTTGGCACAGGATGTTCGCCGGATGGTCAAGTCCGGAGCGATCTGGCAGTTCTCGTTCGCTTATGACGTGACAGGTTACAGAGAACCCACAGAAGACGAAAAGAAGGCGGGCATCTTCAACGTGCTCACCGGTGTGGACGTTTACGAGATCAGCGTGGTCACGGTACCCGCTAACCAGAATGCAGTCATGACCGATGTCAAGACTGCTATCGAAGCAGAGATCAAGTCGTGCAGACGGAACAGCAAGTCTGACGAGGAGATCATCAATCAGATCATCGACCTTGCGAAGTCATTACTGACCAAGGCTAATGATACAGAGAAGACAGAGGAAGGAACCGAAGAGGCACAGCCCGAGATCAACGAGGCATCGGAGGAATTGAAGGTCAACGGTAATTCGGAGAGAGCCAAGGCCCTTCTCAACAAAATAAATTTATTCAAGGAGGTTCCTAACAATGAAAATTAAGGAACAACTTACAGAAAAGAAGGCTGCACTTGCAGAACTTGAGCCTCAGCTCAAGTCCGAGGAAGTCACAGACGAGACGATCGCCCTGGGCGAGGCTCTTGTATCTGAGATCACTTCACTCGAAGAGCAGATTGAAAAAGCCGAGAAGGCCGCAGAGGTCCTCAAGGCTATCGGCACTAAGTCCAAAGACACAAATACAGACATTACGGAGGTAAAAAACATGACTACAATAGAAGAATTCGCTAAGAAATGCGCAGAGATGGTCGATCGTAAGTCCGGCACAAGCGTTCATTTCGAAAAGGCGTACAACACGACAGTAACTGCCCCTCAGATTGCTGATATTGACAGCAGCATCGCACCTCAGAATGACAGAACTGCTGCTGCTTCGTTCTTTACGAACGCAACAATCAGTGGCAACGCTATCACATACTTCAAGCAGGGCGCTTTCGAAACCAACAGTGGAATCAGCCCTACATCACAGGGGAACAAGAAGCCTCAGGCTTCAACATCCTTTAGTGCGACAACACTCGCTCTATCCAAGCTCGCTGCTTACATCAAGGAGACAGACGAGATCATCGCAGATGCTCCGTTCCTGGCTTCCGAAGTTCAGAACACACTCGTTTATCAGCTTGGATGCGTAGAGGACAGCTTCATCGTTAATGCTATCGCTAATACTTCCGGTATCGGCGCAGCAGAGTATGACGGAATCACAGTAACATTCGCTGATGGTATCCTTGAGGCTATCCTCAAGGTAAAGTCAGACAGCGCATACGATGCTTCCGTGGTCATCCTAAATCCTGCTGATGTGTTCTCTCTTCTGACGACTAAGGATTCCAACAAGCAGTATTATGGCGGAGGTTACTTCACAGGCGCTTACGGTAATGGAGCTCTCTCCGTTCCTGCGGCTATCTGGGGAGTACAGATCTTCACATCTTCTGCGGTAACACAGGGTTCCGCAATCGTTGCGGCTCGACAGGCAGTTAAGATCTGGAAGAAGGGTGGTCTCGACGTTAAGCTCTACGAGCAGAACGAGGACGATGCTCTCTACAACAGAGTGACTCTACTCGCAGAAGAGAGACTCGCTTGTGCAGTCGTTGATCTCAAGGGTGTTGTTGTTCTCGAGCAGGGTTCCTGATGATTTTTCTGGGGAAGGTCCTTCGGGACCTTTCCTTTTATTCTTGAAGAAAGGAGGCTCGCGAGATGAAGAAGATCTACAACATCAATGGAGACCTGAGATGGTTTGCTGACGGCGAAGCACCGGAAGGAGCTGTTCTCCACTCCAAAAAAAAGGCTGCCGAGCCTGTGAAGGTTCCCGAACCTGAGACCAAGGCGAAGAAGGCACCTGCAAATAAGTCGAGAAAGGCAGGATCTAACAAATGAGCATGTTGACTCCGTGGGGCTATACCCTTACCACAGCAACTTCTCTGACAGACTTCCTGACGACGACTGAGTTTGGTTCCTTCACAAATTCCAAATTCACGGGTGACTCGAGGATTTCGGTGAACATTCCACCTGCGACACGTTCCATTCAGAACTACTGCGGATGGCATATCTATCCCGCGCTCGAATGCGAGATGTGTTACAACATGAGAGATCTGAGGGACGCTTTTGTTGGGAACGATCTTTTGATTCAGCTGCCTGCAACACTGGTCAATTCCGTGTCGAGCATCTTGTTGGATGCACAGAAGGTCGATGGCGAATGGACAGGCGAAGAGACGACAGACTTCGATCTCAATGCGAGTGGACTGATTCGAGTTTACGATGCAGGGTACCGCGACCGCAGATCTAAGATCCGCGTCGTGTATAATGCCGGACTCGCAGAGAACCAGATGGATGTTCTGAAAGAACTCACGGCTCACAGAGTCGTGCATGCAGTTTCGAGTTCTTACGGCATTACCTCCGAGGCGGCGGGTGGCGTTTCAGTCACATATAACGCTTCCTGGGCAGGTAACACCAGAGCGACGGCACTACCTGACGACAACAAGGAGATCCTTGCGGTTTATAAAGTGAGGGGGTGCTACTAATGCTACCTTCATGGTGTTCACAGTCTATCACGAGAGTCAGACCGGGAACGAAGACAGTGCGCGGTTCAGTCGTACCAGATTGGGATTCCACCAAGGTGTCAGAGTTGACGATCACGGGCTGTTCTATTCAGCCTGCATCGGCTTCGCTGTCACTTGACGGTAGAGTCCTTGGTATCAGCGACGGGATGACGGTCTACTGTCCGGAAGGCTCTGACGTGCTAGCCGGCGATCACATCGTCGCCGATGGCCAGACCTATGAGATTCAGGGGGAGCCCAGAGTGTGGACGGGTGCATTCACTCGGTCGCATGTGCAGCTCAATCTAATCAGATGGGAGGGCTGACGAATGGCGAACACAAGGATCGTATTCAATTCGGACGGGTTTAAGCAGTTGTTGAACTCTCCCGAAGTCGAAGCACTCGTTCTCAACGAGGCACAGAAGATCGCGGTCACGGCTTCCGAAGGTCTCGAAGGGGAAGGCTTCAGAGCGCACAGCACAAAAGCTGGCACAAGATATATCGCTTTTGCAGGAACGACCGACGAAGAGTCGATCAGAGCAGAGGCAGAAAATAAAGCATTAAGCAGGGCGGTGTGATATGGAAATACGAAGAAGCATTGACATAGAGAACATCGTCAGACTCGCTTTGACTGATTACTTCGTCGTCTATTGCAGACCTCTTCCTGCGAAGTTCAAAGTTCCATGTATTGAAGTCCAGAGAGTCGGTGGTTCTGATAAGAACACCATCGACTCATTTGACATCGTTCTCGATGCCAGAGCAGAGACCGAAGAGAAAGCAGACGAACTTCTGAGGAACGCGATCGGCGTATTGAAGAAGATATCAGACGATCAAACGACTGCTATCAGAATGGTGACAGTTAATTCTTCAGGTTCGTGGGGTACTGATCCCGTGAGACCTGATCTCGCTATGTGCTCTGCGAGGTTAAACATAGTGGCACATCAAGAAAAAACGATAATAAATAGGAGGTAAATTAAATGGCAGATAATG